CAACCTGATGTACGCCGGAACCAGTGCCAGACATCGTAATTGCAGTACCGCCAACAGTTGCGGAAACCGTAAAGTTCGATGTCGTTGCACCAGTCACAACGTAATACACTGTATATGGGTTAATTTCTGGAGGCAGTACACCACTAGAAATGAACTGGACAGGTGTGTTCAATACAAATGCTGCAAGGTATGTACCTGCACAGTTGGCAGACGCTGCAGTAAATGTAACGGCTGGTTGCGAATCACCAACAATCTGAAACTTATAGTCAGTAAGACCGGTTCCAGCAAGTGCTGTGTTCTTCGATACCATTTTGATGAAGGACAACTGATTCTGTCCATTACCACCAAGAATCAGTGGTTGGGCTGTAGCCGATGCAACATCTGCCTGAGCGCCAAACCGAACAGCATCTCCAATGGTTTCAGTGAAGTTACACCATACGTCCGAGATGACTGCAACTCCAGCAGATAGCGTTGTTGGAACTGCATATACAGCGGACAACTTATCAGCAGACGCTGTAAGCGGAGAGATAGTTGTAAACTTAAAAGAGGCTTTAGGGTCACGTGCCATTTTCTTATTCCTTTCCCTAATTAAGCGATTGCTTCAATCTTCAAGCGTCCAATGGCACGGGTATGAGGTACCCAAAGACCAACGCCCCAATCGAATACAACGTTATGCATGATGCCATTTTCCTTGGACAGACCAAGGTATTCCGGCTTGAATGGTCCGCTCTGCCATCCCTGCACATAACCCGTACCATAACGGACGGCATAAATATGCGTGGACTTGTTTGCAACTGGACCAGCAAGGGTATTACTGATAATTGGCGTAGAACCATCAGACTTACGACCAACAGTACGGACAGTAGCCGACTTGTATTTTTCAACAGGGCGGTCAAAACTATCCATCGTTACATCGAAACCTGCACCAATACCCATAGTACGAATTGCAAATTCAATCTGTCGCTTTGCAAATTCGTTCATGTACAAGACTACACCGTTTCCGTCCGGTGCGTTCATGTTGTCAAGAAGTTCTTGCACTGCAGAGAAAAGTCCGTTAGACAGTGCTGCAGTAATAGAACCGGTCTTAAGAGTTGCCTGAGTTGTTGGGACCGAGATATCCATTTCAGATGGGATATCGTAATCATTAAAGTTGTCCAGACGATAACCAAGACCCGGAAAACAATCAATGTTGCCCGTAGTGGGCGAATTGTTAATGAATTTATCATTGAAGTCATATGCAAAACCTTCAAGGAAGATTTGAACCTGCGCTTCAATTGGGTCAATGATATTGGTTGGCTGGGACATCAGTACCTTGTCAACAAGAATTTTGTTGCGGACAAGATACATCTGCTCTTCGTAAGACTTTGGACGTCCCTTTACTGCGACAGGCTCAGAGTTAACGCCAGTCCAGTTTGGAGACGGGATACCTGAGTTCAGGTAACGCATACCAATCTGCTTAAGAGATGGAGACGTATAGAGAGGAATATCCTTCAGAGCATTCCATGTCTGATGGAGAGATTTCGTAATTTCCTTGACAATTGGGTCATTGCTGATTGCTGCTTGGTCCGCAAGCGTCAAGGCACCGTTAAAGTCGATAGCCATTAAGTGACTCCTTACCTATTGATACCGAACAGTTGGCTTAAGGTTGACCTTCCACCGCCTGTGTTGGTTCCTGCGCTGACATTCGGGGCTGTTGTGTTGCCACTTGCCGGGGTTGGCATAGAACGATTTGTAGTAACCTGTTTTGCGACCTCACTTTTGAGAGACTTACTAAGTTGCTCAATTTGTGAAGCCACCAACTTGATTGCTTCCGCTGGCTGTATTCCTCGCTCAATCAGCGTGTCAACCATTTGGGTTGCTTGTTGTGCTGCTGGATACTGAGTAAAAGCCTTCTGCTTTTCGTTCTGCACCATGTACGTCCGAGCCTCTGCAATCGCTTGTCGATAGCGGAATGCTTCTAGTTCGGCTTCCATCTGCAAGTTAGCAGTAGTCGAATCCACAAGATTTTGGTTTTCCAAGTCTTGGTAGCGAGTACGGATTTCGTTCTCTTGTGCTTGCAGTTGTTGTTGCTGCAATGCAAGTCGCACATCCTCTGCACTTCGATAACCTTGTGCCTGTAAACCCGCAATCACATCAGACCAATTGTCAAGTTGCGATTGTGCTTGTCTAGCACGTTCGTTTACTTCACGAAATCGGTCGTATGGTATTGGACCCGGTTCACCCTGAATGTGCGATGGTTGCCCATCGTCTTGGACATAATACGCATCATCATTTACGCCCGTGATGCCATCTGTATCGAACCCGGCGGCAGTTCGAACCTCGTCCATAATGGCGTCTGCAACGCCTCCAAAGTCTGTCGCACCGGCTGATGAGTCCGGTGTTTGTGTCATCATCTCGTCAGACATCTAATATATACTCCCATTTTCAACTAACTGCTAGAGTTTTTTGGTCTCTGAGGCACCAATTCCGCTTTGAGTTTTTCACGACCCACCTCGGTAATTGACTTTGCTGCCTCGTTTTCTTGCAACAATCGTGACCGTTCACGCATCTTTGCAATATCTGCTTCAAGTTTTCCAGACTGTGCTTCTTGTTGCTTCTGAATGTCAAGTTCAGTCTGCATTTGCATAGCCTCTGGGTCAAACTTGCGAGTTGTTGCTTGCTGTTGTTCAGCCATAGCAGCCTGTTGTTCAGCCATAGCCTGTTGCGCAGCAGCCATAGCCTGTTCTTGTTCATCAAGATGCTGCAAGATACGTGATGTCTCAGGCATATTAACCATCGTGACAACTAATCGGTTTGTCGCTGGGTCTTGTGGGTCACCAAATAATCCCATCTGTCTAAACGCCATGAGTTTCTGCAACTTCTGTTCTGGACTGTCTTGTTGCGTGGACCCCGGTACATAGACGATGCGATAATTGCCACCATTACGAATATGCTCAAAGTTGACGATACCCTGTGCCATATCTTCGGAGGGGTTATTTTCTTCATCCGTAGAACCAACAAATGGCACAATGCCAAACTGTTCTACGAGGGAGATTTCCCATTCCTTGATTTTGGCACTAGAGATTTCCATGTCAGCACGAATGTAACTGTGCTGCGTATTGTCACTCTTCTGCAACATCATGACTGCTTCTGCTGGCGTACCTGCTGGGGCTTGCCCCTGCGAAACGTCATGCATACCTGCAATCATTTGCATATCTTTTTCCAGCAATTGCAGGAACGTGATTAACTCGTTGCCTACGCCGGGAGAACGATAAATCTGTGGAGGCGCAGAACTCACGCTGTTGCTCAAACTGCTCCAGCATACGTGAATAGATGCGATTGTATGTTTGCTGCAGTGGAGCCAAGTCAAATCCGAGGCTATACCCGTAAGGAGTACCGGACCGAGGTTGCCATCTAAGTGGGATAAATGGGAACTCATCTTTCTTCTTGTATAGCCACGGACCTGCGTACAGAAGAACTTTGTCTGTACATACAATGAATCGCCCTTCAGGGTATTGTTGTGACGGTTTTTCCCAATATTCGTACACAATTGCAGACATTTTTCGTGCTTCTTTATCTAGGAGTCTGGCACTACTTGGCGGAACGTATCCTCCAAGGTCACCAGCGCCTCCATCAATATAAGCATCTACCTTTTGCGCATTTGTGTTGGTCGTAGCATTGGCTTGGACTGCTTTGCCTTTTTCACCATAGTTGTCCGTAAACCAAGACATTGGTTTAACAGCAGCATGAATCAACCAACGAACTTGTTCATCAGTTTTTGCTGTAGGGTCAAGGTAAACATCAAAACAAGGAAGAATTTCCTCGCAAAGGTCTCCGACTTTCATCTTTTCAAAACCGGATATCTCACCAGTCTCTGCATCATAAAGAGGAACCGTCTGCTCTTGGTTTGCGTCCCACCATACTTTGACGTAAACAGTCCCAGTCACACACGCCCAGCGAATACGTTCTTTAAGTTGCGTCTCACGTTTAAACTTGCGATTGTAGTTTGCACAGATAATGTTTGCTTCGTCTGCAGCAAGTCTGTCTTTAGGATTCTCCGAAAGGGGAACAGCCCTAGAGTCAGGACCAACTTGCGACAGTTTTCCAACTACGCCATCAATTAGGGGACGCATTTTTTGAATAGTTACATATCGTGTAGGTTCATCTGGGTTCTGGATACTCTTAAGGTTTCTCGCTTGCGAATTAATGCGTAACCATTGACGCCCTTCAAAAAATGCATTGGCTAATTTCCATTCCAATTCCATCTCTTGCCTAGAACGTTGGACAATGTCAAATTGCTTTACTACGTAGTTAACTACACGTGTCTCATCTTCTTTAGTCAGATTGACAGGCTTGGTCCATTGATTGGCATCATGGTCAATACCAAAATCATTAGGGTCATCGACACGAGCATCCCTAAGTTTTTCAAAACCGGGGATACCTGCAACCATTTTCTGCTCAAATGCTGCAATTTTTGGACGCCCCTGATTGCGCATTCTCTGCTGTAATGCTGGCAGCAGGTTGCTCAATGCGTTAAGTGGACTTGGACCTTCAATGGACATTAGACGTACCTACTCTCAGACTTTGGTTTCTTTACAGGAATACCACGTCTTATACAATGTAATTCATAAGCGCAATATACCGAACTAATCGCACAGATAAAGACCAAAAATAAAACAATAATTAAACACACAAGTACGGTCGTGTTCATTTAAATGTAATCCTCTTTGTTCTTATCTTTCAGCCATGATGGTTTGTAGTCTCGTTCCGGAACCACTTCTGGACAGGAAACTGGATATTCCCGATACATCAAACCATATCTAAAGGAGTCAATTGCGTGGTCGGATTTGGTACCACCATCAATATCTTCTGGGTCTCGTGGGTCAGC